ATATGGGTTTATTTCACCACCTTTATAGTCGGTTATCTGTTCAGGTTTACCATTCCAATTCTTCCATTGCTTACCATATATAGGACCTAACTCACCCCACTTCTTAGCAAACTCATCATCGGTTTTGATTTTGTTGATAAATCTATCTCGAAGAAACTTATCGTAGGTTACTGTTTCACCTAAAGAAGCACTTTCAAACTCTTCTTTTAACTGAACATTATAATAAACGGTATTAACCCATTTCTTATATGCATCACCATCCCAAATATGACAATCATTATCAACAAGATATTTGATATTAGTATCACCTCGTAAGAACCATAATAGTTCTGTTACTACACTTTTGAAATGTATTTTCTTAGTTGTAAGTAAAGGAAACCCTTCTTTCATATTGTGGCGTATTTGCCAACCAAATATGGATTTAATACCTGTTCCTGTTCTATCTTTTTTATCAACACCAAAACGAATGATGTGTTCTAATATTTCTTTATATTGTCTGTCTAGATTGTTCATTTTACTTTACGATTGTTGAATAAAATGATGTACTATCTTTTAATATTATTTTTAAACGATAAGTATTTAAGCTGTCGTATAACGATTTATCTATGTAGCTATAAGATACATCATTAGTTACTTGTATTTTTGCTAATGGATTGTAAGTTTTTGTGGATGTATCTAATTTTTCTAACTGAAAATAATCGATAGAGCTTGGAGACGATATAGTCCAATTTACGTCTATTGATTTAGTAATTACTATACTAGGTGTAATAGGTCTTATTACTTCTTTTGGTCTACACCAAACAAATAATACTGATATTGTTAATAGCGTTAAAAATGTTTTCATTATTAATAAGTAATTACTGATGAATAAAATGATGTTCCGTCCGTTAATACTACTTTTACTCTATAAGCATTAGTACCATTTACTGCAGTAGCGTCTGAATAACTATAGGTTAATGATGCTGTAGGAGTTATTTTTACTAGTTGACTATAAGTTCCAGTAGTACTCTTTTCTAATGAAAAATAACTAACTGAAGTTACGTTTGAAACAGTCCATCCAATATTAATTGCTCCAGAAATAGTTACTGTTGGTACTACTACGGTTGTTACGGGATTCAGTGTTAAAGTATAAGTAGAGGTTGTCGAACCTGTTGTATTCGTTGCTTTAACAACTAACGAATAAGTTCCTGATGCTAAAGTTGTATTCCAGCTAATAACTCCTGTTGATGCATTTATACTAATGCCTGTAGCTACTGTAGCATTAAAAGTATATGTAGCCGCTCCTCCACTTCCTAAATTAATAGTAGGAGCTGTTGAATTACCTGCTATACTTGCATTTCCACTAAAACTAGCTGGGCTATATGCTAAATTACTAGGCGCTGTTGCTGGCGGGGGAGTTACTGTTCCACCGTAGCTATTTCCACTAGATACTGTTGGTTGAGCCATGTTCCAATATACTCCCGTAGGCGGAACTGGTAACCAATTTGAACCTTTGTTATTAGTTAATGTAACATGACCACCCATTACTCCAAACATATAATTATCTATAAAAAACGCAGGCCATGATGTTTGTCCTGATGTATTTAAATTAGAGCAAGTATTATTATCAATTACTAGGTCAGCGTATGTTGTTTTTCCTGCAATAGCATAAGAAGTGAATTCTTGAAATTCAAATGATGAGTATTTCATAGAACCGTTACAAATATTATTATAAAAATTTGATGTTTTAATAGTCGTACCAAAACTAACTGACCATACCGCTGCGAAGTGTGAATATCCAATATTAGTAGCTGTATTATCGTGTATTTGTGCAGTACCTGTTATATGAATTGCTCTATTATCATTAGTAATACCTAAGTTAATATCTTTTAAAGTATTATTAAATACGAGTGCGTTATCACAAACTATACTAATATAATCACCTCCATTACCTCCAGAAATAGTATTACCTGAAAATTCAAAGTTTTTTATCAATCCTGTTATACCACTGCTTCCGATACTTCCACCATTTAAAATATAACTGTTATTAGTAAAAGTACAATTCCTAAATCCAGAATTTAGTAGAGCTACAGTATTATCTGTTCCATCCCATGCTGTATTATTTCCATCACTTAACCAACAACCTTCATAATTACCGCTAAATGTGTGACCTATAATATAAAGACCTACATTTCTACCTCCTAAATACAAAGAGCGATATCCTACGTTTTGTGTAGTACCATTGGTAATTGTAACATTTATAAGATTATTCAATGATAAAATGTTATAATAACCAGCCGAGGTATGATTCAATCCATCTAAAATAACCCCAGTAAGATCTACTGTGACATTAGACAATCCACTAATAGTAATACCTCCACCTTTGTTGTAAGTACCTGGTTTAACTACGATTTGAGTTCCAGCAGGATAAGAGCCTGATATAATCAGGTTTGAACTACCATCTCCTACATTAACGATAGCCGCATTTGCACTAAATCCTAATAATAAAGTTAGTACAAAAATTTGAAGCGTTTTTACAATTTTTAATTTCATTTTTTTTATTTTAAATTAGAGAGATTGATTATGCTGTTTTCATAACTTATTTTTTAATCCCACCAATTGGCTGATTTTTGTTTTAAAATTTCAAATATTAAATCTCTGCACCTTTTTTGATTATAAATGCTTACGCATAAAGAAACATAATCACTATCATTTTCTCTGCCATGTTTTTTTATCACTTTTCTTGTAGCAGACGGATATAAATTTAGGTATTCATCTAAACGATTCTCAGTAAGTACCATGTTCCATTCTCTTGATCCGTATTGATCAGGTTCACCGAAACTATCTTCAATTTTACAAAAATTATATTTTTCCATTTCGTAATAGCTATTAAGTTCCTTGTCTATCAAATTAAGAACCACTGTCATCCAAAAATTATCATTGTCGATATTGGTGTGCCTATTAGCATTTACCAATTCTGCTCTTTGGTGTTCTATCTTCTTTTGTAAGATCATAAGAATGAAAGCATCATCCCAATCTTTATCTTTGTATATTGTTGGGATCCATCTAATAATGTTCCAAACTCCTTGAAAAAAATATCTAATTCTCCAATTAACATATCTTCCCCATTGAAATCTAGTATTGTCCCACGCAGAATCTTTGGGTACAATTAATTTGCTATATTTTTTCATGTTTACTTAGTTTTTTAACGTGATCGTATAAGTCCAATAGTGTACCATCGAAGTCTTCCATTATCTTGGTCAGCTCTTCTTTTTGAATGTTGAATGTTTTACGAAAGTCAGAATAAAGCTTAGCCATGAGCTCCTTTTCGTGCTTTTGATAATCGTCGTTTAATCTTCTTGCACGTTCTAAACAAAGTCCAGCAATATCATGTCTCTCATCAGGATAGATAATACCAACTAGTTTATCCTTCATCAAATAGAATTCGTGTTCCATTTGATAAAGGTAATCAGAATGATCGTAATCACCATTTCTAATCTTTTCGTAAAGGGGAGTTTTTTTGTCTAGTTCTTTTCTAATTTCGTATCTGCGCCACCAATGAAATTTATTGTAACTCTTTTGGGTAAGACGTGATAATTGATCTTCGAGAAATTCTCGGTCGCAGAATGCTTGCATAACTTTTATTTATATGTTAAATATACTCAATAATAGTATGCTAAAAAAATTTATTTTTCTAGTAAGTTATAATGTCTTGGGTATACATGGAGATTGGTAATCAGCCAATTCATTTCTCCAACAGGGATTTTTAATTCATAAGCTACTTTCTCCATTAATTTTGCAAAAGTAAATTGGTCATTACAAAAACCAAAAACTAAATCTATGCTTCTTGCGAATACTGTTAGATCTAATCTATTATTTCTAATGTAGAAATTTAATACATCGTTGCAAGGAGTATCGTATTTGTACCGATCTATTTCGTGAGGTATATAATGTACCACGATAGCTCTTCTTGTTTCTGGATTGGATTTAAGATCTTCTATAACCCTTTTTAATTGATCGTTATATTTCCAAAAATATCCGTAATTAGAATTGACTTCTGTGGTACCGGGGATCATCATCTGTTTCCATATCTTTGCTCTTTCTGCAATTTTTTTTGCATCACGATCTCCTTTTAAATACCATTCCCACTCAAACTCTGCGTATTCTAAATTGAACTTTCTTTCTGGTGTGGTAATGATTTTATCTTCGGGATTTAATAAAGTAAAAGATTTATTAAATACTGCTTTCGTTCCTGCGAAACTTTCTCCAGCTATGTCTATGTGATGAAATAACCATTCAAATGCTTCTGTTGCGTTACTAAAATTCATAGTGCTCTACTTCAATAAATTGTTTTAAAAATTCTACACTGCCATTATCTCGATAGAATAATTCAGAATATATAACTTTTTTTATTCCCGATTGCAGAATAAGTTTTGCGCAATCAATACATGGAGAGAGCGTTAAATACATTGTAGCTTCATTAGTAGAAAAGCCCATTTTTGCTGCTTTAAGAATCGCGTTTGATTCCGCGTGTAATACTTCGGGTTTAGAAAATAATCTGTACCTTCCATGATCATCTTCAAAAGGGTATTGAGCTTCAATGGTTTCTGGATCGAGCCAACCTCCTTCATCTCCATTCATACGCAATCTATCTTCACAACAATTATCCATTCCAGTAGGAGTGCCATTATAACCAAAGCTAATTACGTTACCGTCTTTAACAATAACGCAACCAACTTTAACCCTAACACAGTGAGATAGAGTAGATACTTCTTTCGCTATGTTTAAAAAAACAATGTCTAATCTTTTTTGTTTTGTCATATTAAGATTCTTTAACAAAACTTCCGTTTTGCATAGTTCCTTTTCTCTTAGCAATAACTTCGTAAGCAGAGTTAATGCAATCTTCAATATTATACCCTTTTAATTTAGCAAGATTGGTAAGTACTACCACACAATCACCAATAGCGTCTACAAATTCTTCTTCGTCTTCTTTTAGAATTGCTTTCGCCAATTCACCAGCTTCTTCTAATAATTTAATGTATTGAGTTTTTGCATCTCCTTTTGCGTAAATGCCTTTGTCTTCTGCCCATTCTCTGATTGAGTAAAATTCGTTTGTTAAATTCATGTCTATTTTTCTATTATGTAAAAAATTAATTAATCCAAAAATTGCAAAAGTTGTAAAAAAGAAATATCCAATAATAATTAAAATTTCCATATTATATTATTTCATCAATTATTTGATATGATAATGCTTCTTCTGCATTGAAAGACCAATCTTTCTTACCGTCGTAACACTCTTTTAATTGTTTTTTTGTTAGTTTTGTTTTTGCCAATGTTTGATCTTCAATCATTTTTTGTAAGCGAAGCATTTCGGCCAAATCTTCTTCCATGTCTTTAGCTTTTCCCCAAAAACCTGTACTTACTTGATGATATAAGAAAGTAGCTTTATCATAAGCAAAACGTCTATGTCCAGTTATAGAGATCATGAATCCACAGCTCATTGCGCAACCTGTTACAATTGTGTGTATTGGTACTTTTGATTTTTCTATCACACCTAATAAACCAAACATTTGATATACTGCCCCACCATAAGAATCAATATAAATCTTAATAGGTTTTGGAGTATATACTAAATCATTAATACTAGCAAGTTTTATTAAGTATTCATCATCTTCATTAATTTCTAAAATAGATTTAGTTAAAAGATTAATACTATCTTGATCTACTTGTTTTGCGAAATGCAAAGTCCTTTCTTTTGGTTTTATTTCCATATTAGTGTATTATATAATTTGTATAGTTATTCATCATATCTTCATCAGATACTGTTAATGGTACTTTTAAAACCAAAGATCCTGTACCAGGTTTTAAAAAATAATTATATTCTGCTTCCCAATTTAATTTTCCTTTATACGTAGTCATACCTGGAGAATTTCCGGCATCGATGTGTAATACATCTGTTTGATCTAACTTAATAAATAGTTGATCATCATTTGAAACTAGTTCATTCATATTATTTATTTTTTGTGTTTAAATATTGGTCTAATGATGCCATGTATGCCAAAGCGTCTAAATAGTTATCTTGTTTGTAATTCCAAGACGCTCTGGACAGCTTTAATGCAATCAATACATTATATGCATCTTGTGTAGTTATTTCTTTCCTGGACATCTCTGATGCGATTCTGGCCGTTTGTTCCATGCCTTCTATGAATTCTCCATATTGACGGGACTTCTCTTCGTTACGTTCGAAGACTATATCATGAGCTTGTTGTAAAATGCTTTTATTTTTTTCCATATCTATAATATAATAATATACTATTAAACTGTATAATTTATTTTATACGTTTAAACATTTTTTTCTTTTCCCATCCATATACTAGTGAATTTATGTTATTTTTCATTTATTAATGTGATATCAAACACTGCTACGCTATCTCGGGATTTTTCCTCATTGTAGTCGATGTTTACTCCCAATTCAAACCCAGCTTCTTCTAAAAGTTCTTGTATTGTACCTACAGCACTGTATGCAGCATCATGAGGTTGATCATCATGTCGAACTTCAATAGTTTTTGTTATTTTATTCATTTATATTATTTTATGGTCTTTCTAGATCTCTCATATCACCCCAAGCTCTTTGTGAATCTACTGATTTCATGTCTACTTCTTTAACTCTTTTTTCTATTTGAGCATCAGCACCAACATTAATAAAATAAGCACCCGCTTTTGCTTTTCTTCTGAATACATCGAATGCTTTGGCATCATAGGTAGCTGTTGTTTGAAATGGTGGAAGTAATTCTGCTTTAAGCGGTTTTAAAAATGGTATTGTTGCGCTTTCTAAAATTGCTCTACCAACTTCACCCTTCTTTATATTTCTTGCAACTGCAACACCGTAAGG